CACTGGCTGTGGGGTAGACTCACTGGCCGGGTCTTGTTCGGGGGGTCCAACACGAGGGTTGTGGCGAAGGGGCTGTCTCCCAGACAGCGCGCTGGCCTCATACTCCGCAAGTTCCATGGCCTGGAAGACTGCGTGTGTTTTGAGGTTGACGGACGGGCTTTCGAGGCGCATGTGGGGCGACCTCAACTGGAGCAGGAGCACGGGGTGTATAGATCGGCCTTTCCTGGGGACACAGGTTTGGCCCGTCTTCTCCGTGAGCAGCTGACATTGGCGGGTCGGCTGCCCTGCGGGGCGAAGTTTTCTCGCGAAGGCGGAAGGGCCAGCGGGGATTTCAACACTGGCATGGGCAATACGTTGATCATGCTAGCCATTGTTGTCGGGTGCTTGGGCGGGATGGTTCGCCATTTCGACGTCCTCGCCGACGGCGACAACGCGTTGATCTTTCTGCGTGGTTCGGATGCCCCAGCGGTACTGGCAAACTTCGCTGCGCTTGTACTTGACCAGTCGGGGCACGAGTTCCAGCTCGAGAGACCTGTTCGTGTGGTTGAGGAGATCCGGTTCGGCCGTTCTGCTCCTGTGTTCCTGGGCCCCGCCTTAGGGTGGACGATGGTCAGGGACTGGCGCTCGGTGTTTTCGGGGGCCCTGTGTTCGCACAGGTGGCTCCGTGAGCCCCGTTTTGCCAGGGAGTGGCTGACTGGTGTTGCCCGGTGCGAGCTTTCCCTCGCGGCCGGGGTCCCCTTGCTTCAGGCTTGGGCCTTGACCATCCTCTCCACCACGGGGTTCTCCGGAAGGGTGCGGTGCCATCCGTTCCGGGAGTACTTCATGGTCGGCGCGTGGTTTGCGGGGGCTGGGGCGTCGGAGGAAGTCTCACCTGAGGCTAGGATCAGCTTCGAGCGTGCTTTTGGGGTTTCACCCCAGGAGCAGCTCCAGATAGAGACGCAGTTGTCGGGCTTAGTCTTTACGGACTATGTTTCGATGGAGTCTGCTGACGTTCTGGGCTGTCCACCAGGTGTCTATGAGACGGAGGCCGACGCGGCGCAGTGGTAGG